AACAAGGGTGTGCTAATCTTAAAGCAATTATAGAAGATGATAAATTAACATTCAAAGACTTTGATATATTAAGAGAACTTACAACGTTCATTCAAAGAAAACAAGCATGGGAAGCAGATGATGGATACCATGATGACTTGGTAATGTGTCTAGTAATATTTGCATGGTTGTGTATGCAAGATTACTTCAAGGAGATGACAGACTTGGATGTAAGAAGAAGAATATATGAGGAGCAGCGTAATCAGATAGAACAAGACATGGCTCCTTTTGGTTTCATTGATGACGGACAAGGAGACGATACTTATCTAGATGCTGAGGGGGATCTCTGGGCGTATGGAGACAAAGAGGAAGTTGTGTCTTACATGTGGAATTTCTGAATGAACTTTTTAAAATTCTAAATACTTAAAGGTAAATTCGGTATTATCAGAGGTAAAAACATGGCAAGTCAAGTCTCGCCTGGTATTGTAATTAAAGAACGTGATTTATCCAACGCGGTTGTTCAAGGAGCATCATCAATAACTGGTGCATTTGCTTCTTCATTCCGTAGCGGACCCGTAGGCAAAATAACTAGGATTGGATCTGAGAGAGATCTAATTGATACGTTTGGAGCACCAGCTGAGGCTAATGCTGCTGACTGGTTAGTCGCATCAGAATTCTTGCGTTATGGCGGGAAACTAGCAGTAGTACGTGCTGCAACAGGAGTTCTCAACGCAACATTAGATGGATCGGCAGTTCTCATTTCAGATAAAGATGCATATGATGCTGGTGTTGGAGCAGGAGAACAGTTTGCTGCAAGAAGTGCAGGTGCTGATGGTAACAACCTTAGAGTTGTTATTGTAGATAACGGTCCTGACAAGAAAGCAGTTAAAGCAGGTCATGGATTATCAGTAGGGGACGCAGTTGATGATGGTGTCACAAATGATCACCAAGTAACTCATGTTATAGATGCTAACACAGTTGGTATTCGTTCAGGTAGTGCTACTGCTGCATCAGGTAACAGTTATGTGATTTCTGATTTTACTGCATCTGATTGGAACAACCTTCCAATTGGTACAACAGGTTTAACATATAAATCAATTGCTCCTCGTCCAGGAACATCTGCATTTGCATCAGAGCGTTGGCTTTCTAAAGATGAAGTTCATGTTGCAGTTGTTGACGAGAGCACAAATACAATCGTTGAAAGACTAACATATCTTTCCAAGATTTCAGATGGTAAGACACCTGAAGGTGGATCATCTTTCTGGCAAGATGCTGTTAATCAATCATCATCTTATGTTTATGCTGCTGGACTTGCTGCTGGACAGACAACAACATTAGGAGAGGATCCTGGTTCTGCTGCTGCATCTTATGGTGCAACATCTGGAGCACCTAAGACATTCTCTGCTATTCGTGGAGATGCTGGTGGAACACTTTCTGGTGGTACAGATGATTATGCATATACTGCTGGAGAGATCAATGCAGCATATGATTTATTCTTAGATACAGAAGAAACAGAAGTTGACTTAATCATTAGTGGTGGTGATGCTGCTAACGAAACAGATACTAAGTCAAAAGGTGCTAACTGTGCTGCTGTTGCTAATAGCAGAAAGGATTGTGTAGCATTCATTTCACCTTGGACTGGTACACAGGTTGCAACATCTGGTGGTGCTGCATTATCTCCTGCTGATCAGTTGAGCAATACAGTTGATTACTTAAGTGGTATTGCTTCTAGTTCATATGTTGTTCTAGACAGTGGTGTTAAGTATACATACGACAGATTCAATGATAAGTATCGTTGGATTCCATGTAACGGTGACGTTGCTGGTCTCTGTGTATCTACTTCCAGCATTCTAGATGACTGGATTTCTCCTGCTGGATTAAATCGTGGAGGAGTTCAAAACGTTGTGAAACTTGCCCTTAATCCAAATAAGGCAGCTCGTGACGAACTTTATTCAAATAGAATTAACCCTATAGTATCCTTCCCTGGATCTGGTCCTGTTCTATTTGGTGACAAGACTGCACTCGCTTCACCTTCCGCATTTGATAGAATTAACGTTCGTCGTTTATTCTTGAATGTTGAGAAGAGAGCAAGAGGTCTTGCTGAAGGAGTACTATTCGAGCAAAACGATACTACTACACGTAGTAACTTCAATGCTGCTATTTCATCATATCTCGCAGAGGTACAGGCACGTAGAGGTTTAACTGACTTCTTAGTTGTTTGCGATGAGTCGAATAACACACCTGAAGTAATTGACAGAAACGAGTTTGTTGCGGAATTGTTCCTCAAGCCAACACGTTCAATTAATTATGTAACAGTTACTGTCACTGCAACAAGAACTGGAGTTTCCTTCAGTGAAGTTGTTGGTCGATAATTCATAGAGCACAAACATTAAAGAGGTAAACTAATGGCAAGGTCAAACGTATCAGAGTTTTTACAAACTATTGGACAGGGCGTGAAGCCCAATATGTTCCTGATCGACATGCAATATCCAGCTGCTCTAAGTAAGGAAGGAGAGGATCAAAATCTCTCCAACCTGCTCTGTAAATCAGCAGCTCTCCCTGGTTCTAACTTGGGTGTAATCGAAGTTCCTTTCAGAGGAAGGACGGTTAAGATTGCTGGAGACAGAACATTCGATACTTGGAGTGCAACATTCTTCAACGATAAGGATTTCAAACTCCGTACATTCTTCGAGCAGTGGGCTAATAGCATAAACACTCACGAAGGAAATACTTCTCCTCTCTTTACTCCTAATAATTCTACTGGTTATACAGCAGATCTTGGAGTTAAGCAATTGGAGAAAGATTCAAGTGCAGAAGGTTCTGTTCTTAGGTCATATAACTTGAAGTATGCATTCCCAACTAACGTTTCTCAAATTGATATTGCTTATGATAGCAACGATCAAATTGAAGAATTCTCAGTTGAATTTCAGTATTCATACTTCACTGCTAACTCCAATGGAGCAAGAGCTGGTGTTTCTCAACTATCTGTAGTATAATAAATACTATAGGTATTGAGTATGGGAAATAATTATGAGTCAACTATTTGGCTTCCAGATTAATAAAAAGGTGGGAAAAAGGGGTCAATCCCCTGTCCCACCTGCTGCTGATGAGCCGATTGCCGTAGCAGCAGGAGGTTACTATGGAACCTATGTTGATACAGATAATCAAGCTCGTAATGAGTTTGAACTTATTCGTAGATACCGAGACATGTCGATACATCCAGAAGTGGATAGTGCGGTAGACGAGGTAGTCAACGAATTTGTTGTCAGTGACAATAATGATACTCCAGTAGAAATCAATCTGGATAATCTGCAAACTGGTGCAGGAGTAAAGACAAAAATTAGAAATGAATTTGAGCATATCAAGAAGCTTTTAAACTTTGATAATCGTGCTCATGAAATCATTCGTTCGTGGTATATCGACGGACGAATTTTTTATCATAAAGTAATTGATTTAGAAAATCCAAAGAAAGGTATTACTGAACTTCGTTACATTGATCCTATGAAGATCAAGAAGGTCAGACAAAAAATTGATAATACTCCAAAAGACTCTCTTGCAAAAGCAGCAATTAAAGGCACAGCATTAGAGTATGAGTATGGAACATTTGTAGATTATTATCTCTACAATCCAAAAGGTTTTTATAAGGGTGGTGTTCTTGGACCAATAGGAGACATGTCATTGTCTCAAGGTGTTAAGATTGCTGTTGATTCAATAACCTTCATTCCTTCAGGTCTTCAAGATCTTAATAAGAGAATGACTATGAGCTTCTTGCATAAAGCAATTAAGTCTCTTAATCAGTTGCGTATGATTGAGGATGCTCTAGTTATCTACAGATTATCAAGAGCACCAGAAAGAAGAATATTTTATATTGATGTAGGAAATCTTCCAAAGATTAAAGCGGAGCAATACCTACGTGATGTTATGGCACGTTATCGTAACAAGTTAGTTTACGACTCCAATACTGGAGAGATGCGTGACGACAAAAAGCATATGAGTATGCTAGAAGATTTTTGGTTACCTCGTAGAGAGGGTGGTCGTGGAACTGAGATCACCACCTTACCTGGTGGACAGAATCTAGGAGAACTCAAAGATGTGGAGTACTTTAGGAAGAAGCTTTATAATAGCCTCAATCTTCCTCCTTCCAGGCTCACAGATGATAACAAAGGATTTAACCTTGGTAAAACAACAGAAGTCCTCCGTGACGAGCTTAAGTTTACGAAGTTCATTGGAAGGTTACGTAAAAGATTTAGCGAACTCTTTCAAGATATTCTCAAGACGCAGCTCATCCTTAAAGGAGTAATTGCTCCTGATGATTGGGATGACATGAAGGAGCATATTCAATATGACTTCCTCTTTGATAATCATTTCAATGAATTAAAAGAAATTGAAATGATGAATATGCGGATGGGAACTGTAACACAGATGGATCCTTTCGTTGGAAAATACTATTCCATTGAGCATGTACGTCGTCAGATTCTTAATCAGACTGATAAAGATTTCAAGGAGATGGACAAGCAGATCCAAAGTGAGATTGATAGAGGTCTAGTAATGGATCCTATTAATGCCACTGAATTTGATACAATGGATCGTCAGAATATGGCATTTGCTCCAGAGATTGAAGCGCAGAAAGCTGAGGATGATACAGCAAGAGAGATAGAGAAAGAGAAGGCAAAACCTAAACTTCCCGCGCCCAAACCTTCCAATAATACTAAATAAAAAATAAGATTATATTATTATGACACAAGAAACTGAAACAGATAATGAATTGAGGATACCAGGAGCCGTTGATATCGTTAGTAAAATTAATGATAACGATAGAGCTTCTGCCATTGATGATATTAATGATCTTTTATATGCCAAGGCAGCTGATGTTCTTGGAGCACATAAGAAAGAAGTGTCACAATCATTATTCAATGAACCACCTGTAGTAGAGCCAGAATCCAATGAAACTGATAACGGAAGCGATAGAGAACATACAAGTTCTTGAAGAAGAAAAGAATGGAAAGAAACTCCTCTATATTGAAGGAGTCTTTTTACAGTCTGAACTAAAGAATCGTAATGGTCGCATGTATCCATTTGAAACTCTTAATAGAGAAGTAGGAAGATACAACGAGGAATACGTTAAAAGTAATAGAGCATTAGGTGAGTTGGGACATCCCGATGGACCTACTGTTAATCTTGATCGTGTCTCTCACAGGATTGTAGAACTCCGCGCTGAAGGAACCAATTTCATGGGGAAGGCACAAATACTTGACACTCCTATGGGACAAATAGCAAGGTCACTTTTGAAAGAAGGTGTACAACTTGGTGTTTCGTCTAGAGGTATGGGAAGTATTGATAAGCGAGAGGACTGCTCAATAGTTCAAGATGATTTTATGTTAACAACTGCTGCTGATATTGTTGCAGATCCATCCGCACCTGATGCTTTTGTCAATGGTATCATGGAAGGTAAAGAGTGGGTTTGGCATAACGGTATCCTAAAAGAAACGGAAGTTGCTAAATATAAAGGTGTTATGGATGCGTCATCGCGTCAAGAATTAGAGGAAAAAACATTGAAAGTCTTTAATGACTTCCTTTCAAAACTCTGATTTAATAAATAAACTTAGATTATATACGGAAAATTCGAGGAATTTAACAAAT